TTTAGAAGTCCCGTTTATCGTACCTTTAACCGGTTGCTCACCTCGCCCATTTTAGTAGTCCCATTTATCGTACCTCTCACCCAATCCATAATTAGCATTATACACTATGTAATAATCATTCCTAATTTTACAAAAAGTACAATCTGTATTATTGACTTTATACGGATTGTAAAGTATAATATAATCGTAGGGAGCGAAGGGCACGAATGATGCTCCTAAGCCGTGGTCAAGCGCGTGAAGCGTTACGGATAGGTTTGCGTGACTGCTAGCTCATTTCCTTTCGCCACCCTTAATATGGTAGAACTCGTTAAGAGTAACGGAAAACTGGTCATTGGACGTTAATGGGGTTGTGCCCATTTCTACCACCACGGTTCAAACTATGAGCTTCATCCGGTGCAAAAGCCATAGAGCCGCGCTGACACGCCTGTTAGCTTGATGGGTACAAAGGGGTTGTCATTTTCTCCCTACTCCGCCATCCAAAAGGACAGCACAAGATGTTCGCAATCTAAGTTAATTGGAACGCTAACTCTAAGCATAATGGTCGAGTCCTCGGCTTAATATTAAATATGAAAGGAGTGTATTACAATGTCAATGTGGTGGGACTTAAAGAACACATTATCTTATAATGCGCTCTTTAATTTTGTAGTTGGTTCTCGTGGTTGTGGTAAAACTTATGGCTTTAAGAAATGGGCTGCTGAAGATTTTATCAAAAACGGGAATCAATTTATTTATATTCGCCGCTATAAAACTGAAATGAATAAGAAGGCCAAAGAAAATTTCTGGGCAGCTGTTGCTCATGAATTTCCTGACCATGAGTTAAAGGGAACGCCTGAAGGTGCTTATTATATAGACGGCAAATTAGCTGGTCAAACTCGCTATATCTCAAGCGCAAAATCAGAAGAACTTCCACTCGTTAATAAAATCTGCTTTGATGAATTTATCTCCATGGATGAAAGCCATCACGGTTATCTTAAAGATGAAGTGACATTTTTCTGCGAATTATATGAAACTATTGCTCGTATGCGCAGAGTGGTTGTATTCTTCTTCGGCAACGCCGTTACATGGGCAAATCCATATTTCACAGAATTCGATATTAAAAAGCCAATTAACAAAAAGCAAATTGCTACAACTAGAGAGGGTTTAGTCTTAATTCAAATTGCTAACAATGAAGAGTACATTGAAGCAAAAGAGAAAACTGACTTTGGCCGTTTGATGAAAGGTAGCAAGTTTGGTAAATATGCCGTTCACAATGAATTTTATCTTGATAGTGTAGTTGGCATTGCTAAGAAAACTCCTGAAGCTAAATATCAGTTTGGTTTTAAGATTCATGATGATTATTTAGGATTATGGGTAGACTTCTCTTCCGGTAAATGTTATCTTTCCAGAAAATACAGTCCGGGTAGCGGCGTGATTTATGCGTTGACAAATGATGACCATGATTATAACACCATTTTGATTGCACGCACTCCACGTCCTAACTGGTTATTATATATTATTAAACAATATCGGTTGGGGGGTTTGTATTGTGAAGATGAAATAATTAGGCGATACCTGATGGACATTTTGAAGATTATAGGTGTATAATGTTAGGAGTTGAGTTTATGCCCTTTGTAATTGTTCTTGGTTTTATTGCATTTGACATTATCACAGGGCTGATTAAAGCAAAGCACGATGGTTCTTATAATTCCAGTATCATGCGTGAGGGTGGTTATCACAAGTGCATGGAAATTCTTGCTGTGGTAGGCTCTTATGGTATTGAATATGCAATGCAATATGTTGACCTTGGCATCCAGATTCCCCTTGTAGGTGCTGTAGTTACTTATATTTGCATTATGGAGCTTATCAGCATTATGGAGAATATGTGCGCTGTAAATCCTGAACTTTCTGCTCTGTTTAAGCCCTATCTGGAAAAACTTAAAGGAGATGAAGAAAATGAGGAAATCAAACGGTGATGTTCTTTTCTGTTGGCCTTTAGAGAAACACATTATCACAGCTGGCTGGACTTACAATGACGGTTCCGCCCATCATGCTATTGACCTTCGTGCTGCGCCTTGCACACCTGTTTATGCAGCTGAGGATGGTGTAGTAAATCAGGTACAGAGCTGGGATGGTAGAACCAAAACTGGGATGCAGTCTTATGGCAACATGGTTAGAATTAGGCATAACAATTATAATGGTTCTAAGCTGGAAACACGCTATGCACACCTTAAAGAGTGTCTCGTCAAAAACGGTCAACACGTTTACGAGGGTCAGCTTATTGGGTATTCTGGTGCAACTGGTAATTGCTATGGCGCACACCTTCACTTTGAAGTAATTTACCACGATATGCGTGTACATCCTCTTAACTGGTTGGACAGTGATTTTACTTGTGCAAACTCTAATGTCGTGAAACATCTTAGTTATTACACTTCGGTTCCCAGAGAATCTACTAAAGGCGATTTTATTAAGATTCATGCAACTGGCATTGATATGCAAGCAATTATTGCCCTTTGTGAGAATCTTAAACTTACTTATGAACGGAGTAATAAATGATGAAAACACGTGACGAAATTTCTGCAATGCTTGGTGGCTTTGTCGATGCTAAACCTGATGAACAGGGAACTCTGATTGCTGGCGTTCTCGATGAATTTGATGAATGCCGTAATGAAGCAGAACAGTTTACTAATGGTTGCCCCGATGGTGCATCTAACTGGCATGAAGCCTATGATAATCTACGCAAAGATTATGTTAAAGCATTTCTGAATGATGACAATAAGCCGAATGACGATTATCAAAAACCTAACGGTAATGCAATTACTATTGATGAAGCCGCACAGGCTTTTGTTAAGCAGATGTTTGGTAGAAAGTAAGGTGATAGATTTTGAGTAGACCATTTAGTTATCCATACTGCCCTAGATAAAGGCGAAACTGAAAGCACTACTGCATTTACTATTCCTGGTGAAGTAATGGCTCGTGTTATGAAAACTGGTTACGGTAAATTTGTAGTTACCAATTCTATCCCCTGTCTGCGTGTAGTTCTTGAAGATGGCACCATTCTTAGTGCTAGTGTAACTTCCGCTGGCGTTGTAACTCTGTCCGCTGCCGCTAAAGGCAAACTCATTATTGATGGCACTCTGGATATTGAGTGCAATTATTAAGAAAGGATGATTCTATAATGGCTACTTCTGCTGCTGTTGGTATTATTAAGGCTGTATTTGGTAGTGATGCTACTTTTGGTGGTGCTCCCAAGATTGAGAATACTACTGAGTCCATTAAATCTGCATGGACGTTTATCAATTCTTATGAACCGCGTCTGAACTATTTCTGTAATGCTCTGGTTGACCGTATTGGCCTGACCGTTATGCGTTACATCTCTTTTGAGGATCCTTGGCAGGTTTTTGATAAGGGTGTTCTGGGTACTGGCGCTACCATTCAGGAAATTTATGTAATGATGCAGAAAGCAACTCCTTACTTCTCTGCTGACCGCGCTACTAATGATGAAGTTATGAAAGCTGAATTTGGTAGCGACCCTGCTGAGGTTTACACCGCTTACCATGCTGTGAACTCTCGTATTAAGTATAAGGTAACTGTCAACCGTGAAGCACTGGAAACTGCTTTCATGAGTGAAGCTAACCTGTCTGCCTTTGTACAGAATATCATCGATCAGATTTATAAGCCTGCTGAGCTGGATGCTTTCATCATGAAGAAGTATCTGCTGTATCAGCTGGTAAAGAACAAGAAGCTCAAGAAAGTAACTGTTGCTGCTGTTACTGATGAAGCTTCCGGTAAGACCCTGGTTAAGAAGTTCCGTCAGATTTATGGCAAGATGAAGTTCATTTCTAAGGAATATAACGCTGCTGGTATTCCTATGAATACTCCGGCTGAACGTCTGTACACTATTGTTCCTGTTGATGTTTCTGCTTCTATTGATGTTGATGTTCTGGCAAGCGCATTTAACATGGATAAAGCCGATTTTATGGGGCACCGTCTGGAAGTTGATAGCTTTGCTCTTAATGAGTATGAAGTGGAACGTCTGGAACACCTGCTTACTGGTAATGACCCCTCTGGTTCTGGTGCTGTCACTATTGCTACTGGTGGTGATATGACCTATATTCACGTTGACCCTAACGATGAAGAAATGGCCGCTATTCAGGCACTTATGGTTGACCGTGACTTCTTCCAGATTTATACTAAGCTGAACACCATGCGCGAAACTGACCTTGGCTCTACTCTGGATTGGAACTACTTTCACCATATCTGGCGTATCTATTCTGCATCTCCGTTCGCTAACGCTGTGCAGTTTACTACAGCTCAAACTTGACATTTTCTTGAGCCAATAGGCTTATCCTCCTAAGAACGTGGGGCGCGCATACGACATCACGCGTTGCTTATATGGCAGTTTACAAACAATGTATCACTGACCAAAGCACAATCAGAGTTTCAGCAGGTTATCCACATTATCCTGACGGTTCAGTTCATGGCGGTATTGACACAGTACACACAAATCATCAATCTTATGCACCAATGGCAGGTACGGTTGAAACAGCCCATACTTGGCAAGGTGGCACGACTGGTAACGATTCTTGGGGCAACTACATTGTAGTTAAAATGAGCGATAATAGCTATTGGCTTGCAGCTCATTTTGTTAGTCAGATTCATAGTGTTGGTGAAACAATTACTCGTGGTCAATATATTGGAGAACAAGGGCAAACAGGTAATGCTAGTGGTATTCATACGCATTGGGAATACTGGATAGGTGGTTATGGCACAGCTTATAGAACTGACCCCTCTGCTATTCTTGGTATTCCTAATGAAGTAGGTACATGGGATGTTGAATGGGATGCTACAAATCCACCAACACCACCCAGCCCTACTCCCACAACTAAACGTAAACTTCCAGTTTGGATGATGTGTAAACCACCCTACAGATTTTGAAAGGAGCGTGTTCTCCTTGTCAGGCTTAATGCCTGCCATATTGGCTATCGCCAATACCGGAGTGTTGCTTAAACAGTCCACTGGACTGTTCATTTCCACCTTATACAAGTCTTTATGAAAGGAGTGGAAAACGCAAATTGCCAAATATGCAACTTTATATCTGTAAGGGTATCCCTACAGATAAAACCTATAATCATGTGCTTAGGTTTCAGTCTGATTCTTCTCGTTTTGCTTATTTCACTTCTAAATCCGTTCTTCATCTTACCAATTATACCTATCAGCGTTTAGACCGTTATCTGTCTGTTGGTGTTAATGCTGAAACGATTGAACCGTGTAATTATATCGTATTTCAGAACGCCGACTTTTCTACTAAATGGTATTATGCCTTTATTGATAGGGTAGAATACGTTGCTAACGAAACCAGCAGAATTTATTTTACTATTGATGTAATGCAAACTTGGTTTAATCAAGTAACGTTACAGCCCTGTTTTATTGAACGTTCTCATACAAATACTGATGAAATTGGTGATAATATCATCAATGATGAACTGGATACAGGCCCCTATATTGATGACATTCAGCAATATATTGACTTTGATAAGCGTATCTGCATTGTTACCACATTCGATAAGCCCGAAAAAGATTCCGCTCCTGCATCTGGCTCTTTACGATTTGGTATCTATTCAGGTTGTAAAGAAAACTTTTTTACCACAGCTGAATCTGCTAATGACTTTATTGCTAAGGCTGTAGAAGCTGGGCAAGCACCTGATGGCATTTTGGGAATTTATATGGTTCCTCTTACCTTTGATAGTGGTAAGTATGATAAGACTTTTGTAGTTCCTAATAATGTAGCTGGTTATGTCCCTAAGAATAATAAACTTTTTACATATCCTTATTTTTATCTCCGCTATTATTCTACACAAGGCGATAATCATGTTTTTCGTTTTGAACTTGGAGATAGAAAGAAAAGTCTGCATATCGGATACAATATAATGTCAAATGCCGGACAGACTACAGCAATGTTTGCAGCAGAGGATTATAAGGGCTCTACTGGTTATAATCAGGAAGATGTATTTGCAATTAGCAACTGGCCTACTTGTGCTTATAACACTGATATTTATAAGGTATATGTAGCACAGAACTCTAGTTCTATGGCCGTTGAAAATGCAGGTTTGGTAGCTGGTACAATGTTTGCTGGCATTAACCTGCTAACTGCTCCGGCAAAAGATGTTCAGGCCATGACTGGTAAACATCCTGCTCTTTTCCCTGAGAATACTTATGGAGCTATTGAGGGCTTAGCTAATCAAATGCTTAATATTGCCGGCACGCTTGCAAAACGTGATGATATGGACAGATTACCACCACAGAGCCACGGTTCTGTAAGTCCTTATTTCCGTTTTACTGATTCTGGTATTTTACCGACAAAGGATGCAAGTGCTCCATATGCTATGGCTAGTTATCATCATGTTACCAAAGAATTTGCAAAAGTTATTGATAATTACTGGACTATGTTTGGTTATCCTATTCATCAAGTTCAGGTTCCTAATATTGATTCGCGAAGAAACTGGAATTATGTTAAAACGCAAAACTGTTGTTGTTTAGGTGATGTTCCTGCGGATGTTTCTACAATGATTAACGATATCTTTAATCGTGGTGTTACATTCTGGCATAATCCCGGACTTGTCGGAAATTATGAAGCAGACAATTCTATCTATAAACGTATTCCAGAAGTAGGTGAGTAAATGAGTAAACGTTCACAAAAACCACAGCCACCTTGGATTGATTCCTATGACTTAACTGTTGCAACTTATGCTAACTGGTTTAATCGTCTGTATGATGTAGCACTTGCAAGATTCAAATGGGAAGGACTTGAAGATTCTCCTTTTTTGGATGAACGATTCATTGAACAGTTCTTGTTCTGGCAACCTTTAATGGCTGGCTATCATGACCCTGTTATGGGCAACTTGATTCTTCCTGCTATGCCCAGTGATAACTTTGACATTATTGGCGACCCTAAATATGTGCGTGCCTATGGCTACAATTCTAATTACCAGAAAACTGGCCTTAATAAACAAAACTGTGCCTATCTTTGGTGTAATATGCGGCGCTCCCCTGATGCTGTTGTCATCAAACAGTTTGCGCAACGTCTTACCAATATAGACAGAACGATTGACTTAAATCTTGCTGCACAGAAAACTCCCCGAATTGCTTATGCAAATGAGAATACAAAACTTTCTGTACAGAATATGGTATATCAGCAAGATAAGTATGACCCTTGGCTGTACGTTAAAGGCAATCCCTCCACTGATGATATTAAGAACATGATGGGCGTTCTTGATTTAGGCGTTCAGTACATTGGTTTACAGTTAGAGCAACAGAAAAAAGAAACTCTTGCGGAAGCTCTTACCTATTTAGGTATTGAAAGCAACTACAATATGAAAGCAGAGCGGCAGTTTACTACTGAAGTTCAGATGACCTTAGGTCAGGTAGAAGCAGACCGTCTTTCTCCATTGTACTCTCGTCAAAAATTCTGCAAGGATTATAACAGGCTCTTTGGTACTAATATCTCCGTGTCTATGCGTTCTCAGCTTGAATTGACTAAGATTATGGAAGGCCGAGAGGATGAAGAGAATTTAAGCGATACCAATATTGAGGATGGTGGGGATAATGAGTAAGTACACAACTCAAGTGCGCTTTATCTGTGAATCAAAAGCAGGTATTGTTGAACCTTACACCAATGTTTCTTATTCAGAAATTATTGAGCGTGCGCGTCCTAAAATCTTTAATTTTAGTTATCCTATCTGGAATGAGAATAAGCGAAAAGAGCTTGAAACCAATATTCTTAAACATTTCTATACAAATGAAATTGGTTCTGAAACCTTTGGCCTTTGGCAGCTGCGTCTGGATGACTGGATGAACAGCCATATGCCTTATTACAATCCCCTCTTTGAAGCACTTGATAAACAGTATGAAATGTTCTTAACTGATGACTTCTCCATTACCAGTGACGAAAATACTGAACATCATGATGTGAATACTGAGGATAGAACCAAGAACAGTAAGGTCAATATTGACGGCACCAATAATTCAAATTATACTTCCAATTCTAACAGCAATGAAGAGAATACCAATACTCATACTGATACTCCACAGGGTAGTCTTGATAATTTTCTTGCTGGTAAGTATATGTCAGATGCTGACCATAGTAAGGCAAGTTCCACCAATGGTTTTAGCTCTAATGCCAATTCTAACAGTAATAGCAATACCACTCAGGATGATAAAAACAACACAAAGGAAAATCGTGATGGCAATGAGCATCGGGTTCTTGACCATGTAGAGAAAGGTTATCGCGGTCGCTCTCTCGTATCTATTATGAACGATTATATGAAAGAAAATACAAATATCTATAATTGTTTATATAGAGATATGGAAGTTCTGTTTATGCGTTTATGGTAAAGAGGTGATTAGGTTTGAAGTACAATCCTTTGGACAAACTTTTCCGTTCTGTAATTCCTGTTGCCTATGATGATAGCATTAGTTACTATGAAATGGTATCTAAGGTTATTGAGGTAATGCAGCAGTACATTGAAACCAGTTTCATTAGTTATGCAGACCCTATTCAGTGGGATATTACCAAACAGTATCCTCGTAATACGGTTGTTGTCACTGTCAATGGTGACGGATATTTGAGCACTCAGCCTGTACCTATTGGCATTGATATTGACAATGAAGATTACTGGACTAAGATTGCTAACTTCTCTGAACTCTGGGGAAGCGTTAAGCTCGCTATCACTCCTGTTGATGAAAAGCTGAAAACTACTGCAAGTGCTAACCGTAATATTAACGACCTTGTTTGGCTTAATAATGATTTGTATGTTATTACGAAAGCCATGGATGCTGGTACACGTTATATTGAGGGTACTAACTGTAAGAAAACTGACATTGGTGAACAGCTGAACGACCTTAATACTAAGGTTGATAGTAATAAGTCTAGTGTTGATAATTCTATTGAACAAATCAATACCAATATTGAACAAATCAATACCAATATTGAAAACATTAACACTAATCTTAATAAGAAGATTGACAAAGACACTGTTGGAAATCTTGACCAGACTGTCGGCGGTAACATGAATCAGACTGTTGATGGTAATGTGACAGTAACTGCAAATAAAGTAGAAATTTTTTCTAAAGGTGGAAAAGCGTTTACTGCTCATTCGGGTGTTACTTCGGTCGGTAACACTGCAGTCCCCACATATATTTATGGTAACTTAATGTTTGCATCAGCCCGTGAAACAAACATTGATGATAATTATGCTTATGTTTCTATGGGAACCGCTAACGACCCTGACACAAAATTTTTAACAAGTCGCACTGGTAAGATTCCCAGTTTTGTTGAGTCATCCCCTGTTAGCATTGAAAAATATCAGACGTTGAAAAAAGATGGTACTGATGACATTACTGCTACTATTAACACTCACACTAAGAATGAACCTCTGTTTATTCCTGCTGGTACTTATAAGGTAAGTGCTCCATTGCAGCTTAAGCATAGCTTGTATGGTGCTGGTTCTTCTCGTGACCCTGCGCGTGGCACAAGTGATACTATTTTACAGTATACTGCTAGTCCGACTGCGTTTGGCAGTCAGGGTGTTATTACCGTATCAGGTGATGACGTAACTGGTAACATTGTTATTGCTAATTTGGACATTACTTGTAGTGGTATGATTGGTGGCATTGTATTCACTACCAATAAATATACCGATAACAGTATTCATAATGTAAGTATCAATAAGGTTAAGTCCTATGGCGTTTACTTGCAGCCTGCTAACAGCACTTTGAACCGTTACTGCTACATGGATAATGTAATGGTATGGGGATTTAGTGACAATACTCCTGTTGAACGTTTTACTGGTTCTGTTGCATTTTTCTGGGGTAATAAAGCTCCTGATTGTGAATGTAACAACCTCGTTAATATGGTATGCCAGATTGGTTTTGACTGCCGTACTAATGTATACGGTTGCAACTGGACTAGCTATACTGGTATTCCCTCTGGCGGTACTGGTGGTACTGACGCTAATACTTGGTGGGATAACTCAGTCGCTTGCAAGGTTACTAACAATGATATTCATGTTACTAACTTCTATGCAGATACTTGCAGATATGCTTTTGTATTCGATGGGCCGGGAAAAGCAGCAGCTTACATCAATAATCTGATTTATTCATGTAATGACGGAACTGCTACTACTGCTACTGGTTATGCAACTATCGCTCTGATTGGTACCAGTCCTAATCCACAGTTCATTGTTAATGGTGGCATTATCAATCGTTCCGCTAAGACTAGTACTGTTGTTCAGTCGATTGGTACTTATCCTATTACTAATGCTGTATGTAAGCTTGATGATGTTTACATTTATACAAAGCGTGAATATGTCTTTGGTACTGACGCTGTAAAGCGTGGGCAGTATATCTGCGCAGCTGGTGAACATCGTTGCATTGACTTGGCTATTACTAACCAGACGCAGTATATGGTTGATGGTCAATCCGTAACTGGCGACCCTGAACAGTACAAGGCATTTGCATTTATTCCCATTCCTTCTGATGGTTCTACTTCACAGGGTTCTATCCGTGTGATGGATAGGAACAACCTTGACTTTACTGTTTATCTTAGCAATAATCCTGAATCTGGTGGCTTGTTTGCGATTAGCGCCGTTGATAATCGTAAGCTTAATATGGCCATTTATAGAGCGCCCAATGGTGCAGGCAGGACTGTTACTTGGGATGTAGTTAATGACTTGAATTCACTTTATTATACTAATGATGGTAACGCAATTATCCTGTATTTCAAACGTCCTGCATCTTATGGTGTAACGGTTCAGGTTTCTGGATTTATGGATGGCAACTCCCCTGTTATTCTTGACCGTATTAGAAATGAAGATGGCACTCCTATGGATTATCCTCGCTGGAATAACAACAATGGTATGACTGCTATTAAGGTTCTTCGTCCTAATATTGCTTAACTAATAAAACACCCCTAGGTGGTTATCCACTTAGGGGTGTTATTTATTTAATTAGAATGGCAAATCATCTCTATTAAGAATTGCACTACCCCATTGCTCGGCCATAGCATTGGCTATGCCGGGAAATGTTTTACTTCGCGCCTTTGCACGCTCCTTTGGTGGTAATTTTATAGTATCCATGTGCCATGGATTATCTGTACCGTTACCGTTTTTATAGATAATAATATTAGGCTCTACTATATTAGTTGGTGTTAGTTTTGGCAGACCTTTTAACCATAAGCAGGTAGCTTTTCTAGCTGGGTCACCAAACATATATGGTTGGATGATTTGAGTTGGTTTTTGATAAACTGTTGACATATAACCAATAGGGTTTTCAATAGCAACTCTTGGCAAATTACATTTTACAAACTGCATAAAGAAATCAGCAGCTTCTTTACGGTCTTTACAACGTTGCACTGCTTTTTCACCATAACGTGAAACATTAAACCAACGATTCCCAGTAACAGTTAGATATGTGCAAGGTGGGTGCGCAATCAGCAAGTCCCATTTGCCTACATCATGAACTTTGCCGTCCATCGTTATAATTTGACCACCGTTAATAGCTTTAAGAGCATCACCCAAGATATGCCATTCAGGGTGACCTCCTGACGGTTCCTGAATATCACAACTGTATGATTCAAAACCTCTGTCACGAAATGCCTTGCACACGGTCTGTGATTCTTCACAGGCGATAAGAATTTTTGGCATAATTTTTACTCCTTATTTTAGAATGGCAAATCATCGTCAATGTCAGGTGGCAATTCATTAGGGAGCTTGTCAGTCATCCTCACTTTCATCTTCATCTTCCTGCAAGGCATCAAAAGCGTTAAGAATAGAATCGCTCATAACTTTACGAAATTCCTTAGTGATGGGGTAGCAAATATCGTGCCATTCATCTTTCTTATTCTTTGCACTGGGCATTGCAACAAACAGACCTTTGCTGCCGTCCATAATCTTAATGCCAGAAATGCAAAACACATTTGCAAGCGTAATGGAAACCATAGCACAACAATTAGACTTCTTGTTATTGATGGGGAAGATACGAATATCAGAGATGATGGAGGGAGCGGACTTAGCAGAATTGGTGGCCTTAGCGGATGCTTTCTTGTTAGTGTACATAGTTAGTTCTCCTTTGTTAAATAATGATAAGTAAGAAATTTATATTGAGGACAGTTTTTATACTGGCCGCTACAATCGGTTTTAAGGTTGTACTCTTGGCGTGACACTCTCATACCCTCACAGCGAATGTAATTTGTTGTATGAGAAATATAATAAGGACATGCAGCTTTTCTACTGATTCTGTAAGAATCTTTTTCTTTCAATTAAATCATCTCCTATCACTCCATTCCCACTGGAATACACTTGCAGGATTGCCGTCAATTAACATGGCATATTCTTTGTCTGATTGCACCTTATGATAAGTTCCATAAAGTTCTTTATCATTTTTATCGTGGTTTATGCTAACAACTTCTGGCAAATAATCTATATAGGATTCTCCACGCAATGAATAACAGAATGAATAATACATTCTATTAACCGGACTATTTGTTGAGCGTAATGTATAGCCACAAGGTTCAAGAACAGTTACAGAGTATTCGTCTAGGTGGTCTGTTTCTCCGTTGTCATCTACAAAATCCCCTATAATATGTGTTCCGGGAGTTTTACGGATAAGCTTCTTGTTTATGGATTCGTCATAACTGATATTAGGACGAAAATATTCTTGTACTAGATACTCAAAATCTTCATCGTTTACTATTTGTGTAAACAATTCGGAAAGCTGTTTCTTACTTGCACCTGCCACGGTAGCCTTAACTTTTAAGTGCTTATCTGCATCTAAGTATGTTGCACAATAACATTTACTTCCCCATGTTACAAAATCTTCATAGTGACCATCAAAGTCCATAATACCAAAATTGTAACAATCTTTATTCTCACTGTTATTGAGAATATTCTCATTGAATCTATCAACGGCCTTTTGAACATCATCATTGTAACCTACAAAATAGCCACTGTCTGTATCATGATAGAGAGGTTCAATGCCTTGGCTTAATACTAGATAGAGCATAAAGCAAATAAGGTGCAGTCTACTGTAAGCAACTGTGTACAAACCATCCGTGAAAATATTTAGGGAATTTCTGGATTTAAGAAACTTAACCCCAGTAGGAATCCATTCAAATTTATCACCGTCCCCCTGTACGCCAACTTCCTGTCGCAATGGCTTCATAGCTGAACATCCATACTGACCATTTAATCCACCTTTACTTGCCATTAAAGCGAAATGAACTAAATCTTTGTTATGGGTATTCATAATTTCTTGTGCCACAGAATCGTCATAAAGCTTCAATCCTTCAAATGTAAAATCGTTTAGTGTTTCTACATGGTCGGCAACTTTATGCTCAAGCTTCTTGAATCCTGTCTTTTGGCGTGCATAATATTTAACTGTATTTCGTAAAGGCTTGTTAATAAACTTATGGACTGTTGCATAATAAAGTTCATCGCATTCAGAACTACTATAATCATAAAGCATTTGAATTAACATAAAGTCAATATCGCAGCCATGAAATGTAAGTTCATCCGCTTTGACTACTTTACCATTGTCGAAGTTACCATTTTTAACATTTGTGCATTTAGATGTACTGATATAACTGTAAATACAGTTACCAAAATCCTTAGCGTTAATATTATAAAAGGTAACATTAGCCATAAAGTTATATTTTATTGGCCTTTCAAACAAAATTGATTCACGGTATGCTGCTTGGAGGACTGAATAGAATTTAACATCTTTACATCCATATAGCTTAATCCGTTGGTCGGGATAATCGAAGAACCCTGAGTTAGCGCCGCTTTCGCAGCCAGATAAGAACTCATAGTTTGCAGACTGAAAATTTTGGTAACATTCATTAGGATTGACCTCCTTTCTCCATTTGTAAGGAAATCGCCTACCATACATTGCTGATGGGTGCATAGAACTTGCATCAAAGCACCATACATCCTTAAATATCTTACCCACTGCGTAAGGATTAGCATGAGTATAACCACCGGCAAGACAGTTTTGAAAGAACTCCATAAATGGTTCATTGTTCTTGAGTTCTATTGCTGCTGTGAATTGTGCAGTATGAACTTCTTTATCGGTAGCAATATTTCTGTTAAGCCTTGTTTCACGCTTAATCATTGATGTGTTAGATACTCCAATATCTGATACAGTATCAACTTTAGTAAAGTTAGCCATGTATCTACATAGTGCATACAAAACTAGCTTGCAGTCACGTTCATTGTAAATGTATTCAGAATCAGGCAAATCTGACCACCAATAATATTTCTGGTCGTAACCGCCTTTGACTTCTTTAAGTTTAGGAACTCCAAGCTCTGTACCGATAAGCTCAAGGCTTTTGCATGAGAGAATCTTGAAACTGTCATAAAATTCAAGATGGTCAAAAGCTGCTACTAATGGCTGATGTGGAGCAACTGCAATGAAACGTTTAGGATTAAAATTCTTAATACAGAAATTTATGTTACGCATCATTGCTTCAAATTCATAGCTCAAGTTATGCACAAAGATTTTGACATACACATCATTATTCTTAGCATCCTCATTGATTCTCTCAAATTCCGAAGAAATTGAATCATAAGTTCTAAAGAAATTATAATTCATTTCATTCTCAAAGTCACTAAATGGTGCATGAGGTATTGGACGATAAGCAAATGAAGCTAGGCCGTGAAGATAAGTGCTTTGCAGATGCTCTTTAAGTTCATCCTCACCATATATTAAGGATGATGTTTCAATATCATAGCAATATATGATAGTTGAATACTTATGCTCATTACGCTTTCTCACATACAGCACCACCTTCTTTCATTCGTGAATATTACCACAAATTATACTTAGATGCAAGTTCTGTGAATTCTTCATAAGCTTTTTTATGCCGCTTTATGAAGTTTTCATTACCCTGTGTAATAGACCTAAGTTTATCACTTGCATCAACAAGCACTTTACCAATTTGGTCAGAATTTCTTAGCAGATTGTCATATTCTGCATAAGCTCTATCCATATCTGCCAAAGTGTCAAGTCCTAACTTTTGACCTAATGCACATAATTTTTTCAAATCATCTGGTGGAATATTCCTGCTATATGTGCCCATAAGATTGTTAAGAATACCAGAAATTGCTCCCCATTTCTTTTTGCCAAAATAGGTATCTGGATTTCCAAGAATCTTATATGCGGCATCGCTATAATTAAAAACATCCTCAAGACGATTAGCTACTCTCAATGACCTATAACTATCTGTAACAGATTTATTTAATGATTTAATATGCTCTGAATATTTAGATAGATACTCTTGCATTAGCTTTTGTGATATTTTATCTTCAACATTATTAGCTGCATCAATAAGGTCATTATACAGTTTTTCAGCTTCATCAAGAGCAGTATTAGCAGTAAATTTAAGAGCATTTGCAATTTCAGGCGATTGTCTACCTCTAAGACTTTCTTTAAGCTCACCTGTTACAGTGATACCTGCTTTTCTGGATTTACGTCTTGTTGCGCCTATCTTTTCCAGTAACCTAGTTGCTTCGGCTTGGCGCTTAAATGTTTTATGGTTTTGTGCCATTGCGCTTAGATTCCTCCTTAATTACATCAATATATGCAAGCTGCATAAAATTACAGAATTGATGCAAACCACAAGTGGAATCACAATATCCTCTAGGTGGACAAGGTATCCCAGTTAAGCAATAAGCAATAGAAATTCTTAATTGGTTTAGATATAAGTCATCGTATTTATCAAGATGAAGAATCATAATCAAAACTCACCTCTATTTATAAGCTCTTCTTTAACATCATTATCATAACGGTCAAGAAGATAACACAACTCTCTAAGCTGACAATCTTGGCAATCCTTATCCATAAAGTGTGTTAGCCATGAGGGACAGGCTTTAATATACCAGTTATCACATAGTTTATTAAGTAGGGTAAGAGTTTCTGTATCTAGGTCTTTAATTGTCATAATTATACCACCCAAATATCCCATTTATTGGGTTCATCATTTAACCTAACATTGCTTGAACATCTGAAACTTGCTACGTGCAAACCTTTAAGAACTTTAGGCATAGAATAGTAATCATCTTGATAGATTACACATCCGTTTATAATATCATTACAAGATTTTCTACAGTCGGGTCTGGTATATTCACTATGTACAACAAAAATAGAGTTATCAAACATATCTTCATTAACATTATACAATTCTTCAATAGTCATAATAAACACCCTCCACGTTTTCTGGCCAAACGGAATCTAGGCAATCACCTACAAAGTATTGATTAAATGTACAATTAGAACTTGGTGCTACAGAATAATAAACTACTCTGCCATTATGCTCCACAATATTTACAACCTTACCAATTTTAGCAATGGTAATTGCTCTTTTCTCTTGTCCATCTCCATAGAAATAACCATATTCTCTTACATTGTATTTAATGATTGAGCCTATGGGAATGGGATGAATGGTAACGTCATAACGCATTGTATCACCTTCTTATACATAAAACTTAAAAGCTAATACTTCAAATGAATCTGTATCTATATACAAAGAACTAACAGTAAAGAATTTAAATTGAAGCTTCGCATACATTGATTCTAAATTCTTAAACTGACATATCTTTTTAATTGTGCCTGATTCTATAATGTATATAGTCGTTTCAGCGTGAACAGAACCGCAATTTACTAAAATATCATGAATTGTCATTTTGAAAAACTCCTTTTTATTAGCTCACGCCATGTTGCTACCATTGTCAGCTTACAACTCTGACAAAAATCATGGCTTTTACAACCATCGCAAATCTCTCCATTATAATGGTTACGGCAAGGCCAAGCATAGAAATCTCTAGAGAAAACATATAAATCCCTTAACGTTTCATCTTTACGATGCTTTAAGTCATTTCTCCAAGTTTCTAGTGACGCGTCATCTAATGGAGCAAGGTCTTTTCTTGTAATCATGAGTATCGCCTACTTTCTTAGCAATAAAGAGGGAGAGGGGATTATTAAGTTTAATAAATTGAACCCCCGATTTATTTTCAGGCTTCTCACGACACCCCGGTGGTCGGCGCGGCAGGGTTGGTGGTAAGGTTAATGCCCTGCTAACTATTTTTTCTTAACGGATGGACGCTTTAGCGCTTTAAAGCGGTAAAGTGTGCTATTTTCTTAACAGGTAGGCCATATAATCATATGAGCAACTATTCATATGTTAAGAATATAACAGGTTTAGCAGTTAGGCTTAACTATTGCTAGTTATTTATACTTAATAGTAAAAAGTTCTAACTAAAAATTTGTATAAAAATGCACTGCCATTAAAGGCGGTGCACTTTATTCTACTTTTCCGGGTCAGCGCTGATTTAATGCGGATTCAATTACACTTGCGAAATCATCTTCTATATTTTTTCGGGCGGCGCGCTTTCCGGTCCGTGAGTCATTGTACAACCTAACAATAATAGGATAATTCCAGCCAGTTTGATATTTATATCTAATCCATTTTTTGAACTTTGCGACATGCTGTGCAGTTGTGTTGGAATAAAAACCAAACACCCACAGAATACCAGTAGAACGCTGGAAAGCTGCTACAATAGTTGTATAACTCTGTAAAATGATAAAATCGGAATAATCATGCATAAAAATCCATGCTTTACAGCTATAAAGTTGTTGTATATGACTTCCCAAGACAGAATCATATTCATTAAGAACGGCGTCTGCTATTTCTTTGCGTGTAATGTAAATCATTTTGAAAACACCGCCTTTACAAAGTCGTCAATAGATTCACTGCTATTGGTTACGTCATGGCTAAAAGTCGGCTTGTGAATGCTAGAAAAACCGGATGCGGCGAAACCGTTTTTTGTAGTTCTGATGCTACAAAAAGCCATATCCACAAGCCCGCAAGCGTCGAATAGTTCGCGCTTGATTCTAAATCCTTTTTCAATGCCGGATTTACTCGGCCTGATTGTGACAACTTGCATTTTCATTTTGTGTGCCTCGCTTTAATTTAATTTGGCTTTATGCCATATGGAACCGGGCTTTGATGATAAACCCGGCGGAACGATTAAATTTTTACTGCTGAGAAAGCGGTCGGTCAATAGGAACGGCAACGACGTTAAACACCTCACGCGGAACTCCTAGGGTGTTTTCATCTTTGGGCTGAACATCCAGCACCTGCCATTTGGTGCAAGGCTCCATATTGTGCAAGGCTTTTTCAACTTTTTCTGCATCCAAAACGCCATCAAACTGTTTTACAATCTCACCGGATTCAACGGAAAAATCATCGTTAAAACGGGCATATTTTACGCGGGCAACCGTGCCGGCCTTTACCGTGCGGCTCACACAAACAGTACTTTTTGGTTTATCATTAGTAGGGCGCGTGATAATGATAGTTTCAGTGCCGTTGTCATTAGTAGTTTTTTCGATTGTCCAATTAGTCATGATAAATACCTCGCTTTTATGTTTTTGTTTTGGAATGGGATTTTCTTTATTTCCCTTTCCTCTTTACAATTATATTATAACATACCTTAAAAGTAATACCATGCAATTTTGTTGCAATTTATATGGATAAATGTGTACTGTTAAATTAGTAACAATCGCTTTAATGCTTTAATGTGGTAAAGTACCGGATATGCTTTAATGCTTTAATGTGGTAAAGTGCGTGAAATATTTAACAAAGTTGGTGGCCTGCCGGTTAGAAGTGACTAACTATACCATATGTGAAAAATTTAACAAAGTTGGTGGTTTAATGCTTTAATGTGGTAAAGTGCGTGAAATATTTAACAAAGTTGGTGGCCTG